CTAGTTCCTGAGCTACCATCCGTTCCGTTTGAGCCAGAAGTTCCTGAAGAACCGTCTATTCCACTAGTTCCTGAAGAGCCATCTGTTCCATTAGAACCCGAAGTTCCTGAGCTACCATCCGTTCCGTTTGAGCCAGAAGTTCCTGAGCTACCATCCGTTCCGTTTGAGCCAGAAGTTCCTGAAGAACCGTCTATTCCACTAGTTCCTGAAGAGCCATCTGTTCCATTAGAACCCGAAGTTCCTGAGCTACCATCTATTCCACTAGTTCCTGAAGAACCATCTATTCCGCTAGTTCCTGAAGAGCCATCAGTTCCATTAGAACCTGAAGTTCCGCTTGAACCGTCTGTACCGTTGCTACCACTAGTTCCCGAAGAACCATCTATTCCACTAGTTCCTGAAGAGCCATCTGTTCCATTAGAACCCGAAGTTCCTGAGCTACCATCTATTCCACTAGTTCCTGAAGAACCATCAGTTCCATTAGAACCTGAAGTTCCCGAAGAACCATCTATACCGCTAGTTCCCGAAGAACCATCTATACCTGAAGTTCCACTTGAACCGTCTGTTCCATTTGAACCAGAAGTTCCTGAGCTACCGTCTATTCCACTTGTTCCTGAAGAGCCGTCTGTTCCATTAGAACCTGAAGTTCCTGAACTACCATCTATTCCACTTGTTCCTGAAGAACCATCTGTTCCATTGCTACCGCTAGTTCCTGAGCTACCATCTATTCCACTAGTTCCTGAAGAACCATCTGTTCCATTGCTACCGCTAGTTCCTGAGCTACCATCTATACCTGAGGTTCCTGAAGAACCATCCGTTCCATTAGACCCTGAAGTTCCACTTGAGCCGTCTATACCGCTAGTTCCTGAAGAACCATCTGTTCCATTGCTACCGCTAGTTCCTGAAGAACCATCTATTCCACTAGTTCCTGAACTACCGTCTGTTCCGTTTGAGCCAGAAGTTCCTGAGCTACCATCTATTCCACTTGTTCCTGATGAACCATCTGTTCCTGAGGTACCCGAACTACCATCTATACCGCTAGTTCCTGAAGAACCATCTGTTCCATTACTACCGCTAGTTCCTGAAGAACCATCTGTTCCATTACTACCACTAGTTCCTGAGCTACCATCTGTTCCGTTGCTACCGCTAGTTCCTGAAGAACCGTCTGTACCATTAGAACCTGAAGTTCCACTTGAACCATCTATTCCACTAGTTCCTGAACTACCATCTGTTCCGTTACTACCACTAGTTCCTGAAGAACCATCTGTTCCGTTAGAACCTGAAGTTCCACTTGAACCATCTATTCCACTAGTCCCTGAACTACCATCTGTACCATTTGAACCTGAAGTTCCTGAAGAACCGTCTGTTCCGTTACTACCACTAGTTCCTGAAGAACCATCTGTACCATTAGAACCTGAAGTTCCACTTGAACCGTCTGTTCCGTTTGAACCAGAAGTTCCTGAGCTACCATCTATTCCACTTGTTCCTGATGAACCTGATGTTCCACTAGTTCCTCCTGTTATTACTACGGTAATGTTTCCACTACCATTATTTACTACCGATGCTCCACTGAATGTAATTCCTGAAACGGAAGTAACTGTTGTTGTTCCGTCTCCAACGGATAAGGCTGAGCCAGACCCTGAAGTTATACCTGTAATTGATACTACACTACCGTCACTATTATTAAGAGATAACGTTGAGGTACCACTGTTATATGTTCCTCCCGTTACTGTTCCTGTAAATCCTGTAACAGTTACAGTGGCTCCATAATTGTCGTATAATTGTAATGTAGTTGTTGCTGAAAAATATGTACCTCCTGTAATAACAGTATCGTTCATATTCGCAACTTTCCATCTCGCATTTTCTCTTGTAACACCACTAACACCTTCAATAGTCGAACCTGTCCACGCATTTAAAAACGCGGCTCCCGCTACAGTACTGTCTTCACATGTCCATCCAAATCCATCAAATCCAAGAGCTCCTGAAATTTGTGCAGCATCCCATAATGCAGCATAACCATCAATAATATATTGATATGTGGTATCCGCAGATATAACATATACCATCATACCTAAACGTCTTCTACCTGAAGATATTTCATCACTATTAAGTGTTAAAACATTTGGAAATTCATTTGGTGCATTATAATTGAATGCGATAGGTATAGTATTCCCACTATACAAAATTTGACCCGAGCTTCCCTCAGGTATTGTATAGTTTAAATTTTGGTGCGAGTAAACTTCCATATACCCACCTATAGAGTATACACTGAAGTTTGTACCATTACTGTTATCAAGAGAAACGCCGATTGGTCCTTCGTTGATAGTTCCTGCTATTGGATTTTGATAGTTAAAGCTCATAGTCTTTTTATTATTTTTATATTAAGGTGTTCCCTTTAAAGTAAACATTATTTACTGAGGCATTTATTCTAAAATCTGTACCAGAATATGTCGTGTAAACACGATATGTTCCTGGAGGGATTGTTCCTCCCGTATAATTGATTGTTAGATTGTAATATGCTGAATTTAAATTTCTAGCGGTTAATGCGTTTGGATTATTTGCGGTATTTGTTCCAATTTGAGTCATAATCTGACCGTTTGTCGCTCCTGTTGAAACATACCATGTATACCAAGCATTACTTGGTGTTGTACCTCCTGATACTTGCGTAGTTTGGAACAAGTACGCATTGATTGGATTTCCGTAAAAATCGTTTCCTCCTGATGTCGGAGAAATTGTACCTGTAATAATTGCAGGTGAGTTTCCTCCCCATCCTGAGTAGTTCAAGTAAGCATTCATCTGTTGATTAAATGTTACAGCGTTTGCAGTAGTTGCTCCATTATTGAAGAATCCACGGAACGTTGAACCTTGAGATACCATCCATCCGTTGAAGTTAACATTCTGAGCTTGAGGTTCAATTGTTAAATATGCCAAGAATGGAGCTCCTGTTGGTGACGGTGTTTGGGTCATTGTTGGAGTCATACTATTAGTTGGAGTTGCAGTATTTGTTGGTGTTTGCGTTACTGTTGGAGTTTGTGTCATTGTTGGTGTAACTGTCGCAGTAGTTGTAGCAGTTGGTGTTGCAGTTGCTGTCTCAGTCGGTGTTGCAGTTATCGAAGCTGTTGGAGTTGCGGTTGCGGTTTCTGTTGGTGTAGGTGTTGATGTTGCAGTTACGGTAGCAGTGTTAGTTGCGGTTACAGTCGGAGTTGGTGTTTGAGTATTCGTTGATGTTTGAGTAACACTTGGAGTATTCGTTGGTGTATTAGTAGGAGTTTCGCTTGGAGTACTTGTAGGAGTTTCTGTGTTAGTTGCGGTGTTGGTTGGTGTTTGAGTTGTTGTATTAGTTGGCGTATTTGTAGGAGTCTCACTTGGAGTCTGTGTTGGAGTTTCAGTATTTGTTGGTGTTACGGTTGGAGTATTAGTTGGTGTAGTTGTAGGAGTTTCTGTTGGAGTATTAGTTGGAGTTTCAGTATTAGTTGGAGTTACAGTTGCAGTATTAGTTGGTGTATTTGTTGGAGTTTCTGTTGGCGTTACCGTTGGTGTATTTGTAGGAGTTTCGCTTGGAGTACTTGTAGGAGTTTCTGTGTTAGTTGGTGTTACGGTTGTAGTGTTAGTTGGTGTTACGGTTGGAGTATTTGTCGGAGTTACTGTAGGTGTCTGCGTTGCAGTTTCAGTTGGCGTAGGACTAGCTCCTATTGTAGGAGTTGGACTTGGTGTATTTGTTGGTGTTGGCGTATTAGTTGCAGTCTCTGTTGGAGTCGGTGTATTAGTCGCAGTTTCTGATGGAGTTGGAGTTAATGTTGCCCCTGGAGTTATCGATGGAGTTGGTGTTGGAGTAGGTGTTGTACAATCTAAAGAAACTACTACTCCGTTGAACATATCTGTTCTTGTATACCCTGAACCGAAGAACGATGTATTAACATAAATGCTAAATGGGCCTAACGCATTTGAGTTGGAAGCTAATCTTACTATGTATGTTGTACATGCACTTACACTAACTTGTTCAGTTACTGTAGTGTCATTACAACCAGGTGCGTTATTTACGACTAAAATATTATAAAGTGCCATCCGCGGATTTTATTTAATAAATACCGCAAGTATTCTATTTCCTTACTAATAATCTTAAAAATAATAAAATGAATATCTTTTTTTAAAATTATTTATTAACAGCTTGGGTCTGATAAATTTAAATCATTAATAAAACAACTTGGGTCGGCTAAAGAAACTCCAAAAGTACAAGATGAATTTTGAATATTAATATCAACATTACAATTTGCCATCTCAATTGTAATTTGGAATGTACAACCAAAAGTACAATTCAATATTTTGAATATTGAACAATTATTAGAGTCGACCAATGTCAACATTATTTGAGGTGCAGTCTGAAAAATTGAAGGTATAACAGTATTATAATAAACTGTAGGTGGAACCGCAGAACTTATGGTACCAATCAAAGTTTGATAATTACCATAAACGTCCGATATATAAACACTAAACGGATACGCCGTACTCCCTGATATGTCTGTTATTCTAACTTGTGTCATGATAAGCACATTATGTCATAAACTATTATTAAGTCAATTACAATTTCTTGTCCTTGTAAGGATGTATTGTTTTTGCTTGTTTCAATAGTGATTTGATTATTTAATTGGTTGATAGTCACATTACCTATACCAGGAATACTCAACAATAAAGATTTTATAGTATTATACCATAAATTATCACTTGGAGCTTGAACTAAAGATGTTGAAGTAAAGAATGGTTGGCTAACTACTATTCCTGCAGGATTTACCGATACTTTGGCAGTATATGTTGCATCAACTAAATTACAACTTGTATTACCTGTAGTTAAATCATAAAATCCTTCGTTCAACATTTGTAACATACCAAACTTAGTTGGTGAAGAAACGTTGAATACTTCTGCACCCATAACATATGATTGATATGAAGCATAATTTTTATAACAATTAATACTTGTCGTTCTTGTTAAAGAACATCCATTATCATCAACTACGGTTAAACTATATGTTCCTGCGGTTAATCCTGTAACTTGAATTTGTTGTGGCTCATTAGGAATATTGTCCGACCAATTAAAATTAAATGGTGGTTCACCTGACGATATAAATGCTGTTATCTGTCCATTACTACCACTACCACAAGAAGTACTATATAATGAAAAATCTAAACGTTGGCTGAACGGAATAAAAACAGTTTGATTTTGAACACACCCATCAGAATCAGTAACACTAACATTATGGGCTCCTGCCGATAAATTATTAAACGTTACCGCGCTTAAGTTAGTATCAAGTACGTTATATAACCCATCTACAGAATAATCCAAAGGCATTGTACCTCCTGTTGTTGAATATATGGTTATTGTCCCATTATTTTGATTACAACTTGTTTCAGTAACATTTGTTGAAATTGTAAATTTGTTTTCTGTTATAATGGTAACTTCTTGCATGTAAGAACACCCTGTCGAATCTGAAACTGCGACAGTATACGTCCCTGTAGATAATCCATCAAAAACATAAGTTGTTTGAGAAGTGTTTATATTAAGTTGTGTACCATCTGGTGAAATTAATGTATAAGTATAAGGAGTTGCTCCACCAACTACCGATATTTGAATTAATCCATTTGTACTTGAACAAGTTGAATTTTGATTAGTAACCAATACTGAAGTTATTCCTCCAGGAGTTTGTAATGTAGTTCCAGCAAATAATTGACAATACGCAGCATCTGTAACTTGGAAGTTATAATCACCCGCAGTCAATCCTGATAAACTATAAGTTTTTGAATATGATATTAATACGTTACCAGTTGATGCCGAATAATAATAGGGCGCAGTTCCTCCCGTGATAGTTAAATTAATAACACCATTATTTTGAAAACAACTTGGTGATGTTGAAGTTATAATACCTAATCCAATTTGATTAACATTTGTTACCGACCCTTCCGCAGATTTTGTACATCCATATGCATCTGTTACAGAAACCGAATAACTACCTGAGGTTAATCCCGTAATGGTACTTCCTGTTTGACCGTTACTCCAAAGATATGAGAATGGAGCTTGTCCTGTTTGTCCTGTTACAATTATTTTACCTATTGGAGTTCCTCCACAACTTGAATTTGGTACAACATATAAACCAAAACTAAACTCTGTTGACGTGTCAATAATAAAACTTTGTGTCTCTCCCGTACATCCTCCTAAATCTTGGGCCACCATATAATAAGAACCATAATCAATTCCTCCAAAAACAACTTGCTCAGTATTGGTCACTGCTGATTGAATCAAGGTGTTACTCATATCATACAAATAAAAATTTGTTGACGAATATTGAGATGTTGAAGTTCCTGTTACAGAACCATTGGCTAAATTACATGTTGTATCCTGCACCCCTAAAATTGAAGCACAAACTCCGCTTGACACAGGTATGTTTATATAAAACTCTTGGTTAGTTGGTATTGTAGAATCATTAACTCTGATTACATACGTATCTGCCGACAATCCATATCTAGATGAATAAAGTACTGCGGTATCTTGACCTAAATCAGGACTTGTCCATTGAACGGTATATGGTGCGGTACCTCCTGTTGGTACTATAGTAATAGCTCCACCATTATTTGATTGACAATCACCCGTAATCTGTAATATATAATTAAAAGCCGCCATTAAATGGTATTACAATTTATATTAATGTTTATTCCTGAATTTAAAGACAATATTTCTCCAACATTTCTTTCAGTACAAGTAAGACTCGTTACTGTTAAAATATTACCATTTAAGTAATAAGTGTATCCATATTTATATAATTCAGGTAGATATTGAATTAAAGCATTTCTCCAATCTCTGTTTGATGGTACATCTGTTAATCCGTAACCAGTATAAAATGGTTCTTGTATAATACTGTCACCTCCAATTGTTAAGTTAACATACCAATTAGATTGTACTGAATTTTGTACACATTCATTTAACGTTACCCCACTTGATGATAACATATTATTTAATCTGTTAGATAAAATACTACTAAAATTACTCACATTAGTATCACCATTTAACCAAGGATATATATTAAAATCTGTATACTCCGTCGCACATGTATAATCAAATATATTTGAAATAATAAAACAAGGGTCGACAGGTACTGGTATAAATTGGCATCCTCTTTGTCTTCTATAAACAAATTTTTGTTTGTGTAAAACTGAGTTTTCCATTCTAACACCTGTATTCCAAATAGTTGTGGCAGGAATCATTTGTTCTGCCAATTTCATCCAATAAGGCCCAATACCATTTACGTAATCAATTAGTTTTTGATACGTATACTTGTTGTTTGGTAATCCAACAGTTGCTTCAGATTCAATATATTTCCACCAAATGGATTGTAATGTTGGATATCCTCCTGTTTTACCATCTGTAATGTATTGTCTGTTTCTAACATTAATCATGTTCTGCCAAAATGTTTGAGAGAATTCGAAGAATGTTTTTTTCTTTGGCTTAGGGTCAACATATGTCCAATCTACTCCACCAGGTACAGGATAACCAACAGTTAATCCTGATTCAGGAATTGGATAATCATATCTTCTTGATTGGTCCCAAACATCATAAACAAGACCTTGTCCAGGGTTTAAGAATAAATCAACATTCTTAACATTTAGGACTAACTTTTCATTATCAACATAATAATAAGCATTATAGTCGGCGTTTGTTGAAACTCTAATTTTATTATCTTCTTCTAACCACGATTTATTATTATCAACAACTTGAGTTAATTTAAATCCTTCCGTCATATAAGGAAAATCTCTAAATCTATTCAAATATGGTTGACCATAAGAAAACGGAGTTAATTGAGTTTGAATATCATAGTTTTGTCCTGTGTATACGCTTCCTGTAATTCGTACTTGGTCAGGACTTCTGTGTTGTGGTGTTACTTCGTACCATCCCGCTCCTAATTGGAAGAAATAATCCTCAGTATTAAGAGGTGCTTGAGGATAACCTAAATCATCTATTGGATAATCTTCTAATCTAATGTTAACATTACTGTAAGTTGCCACGGATGTAAAAGCGCTATATACATTTCCTTTAATTTTATATGTTTGTCCTGGCAAATAAGATGGAGTGTCTTGTACGTAAGTACCTCCCGATATTGAAGCCCATTGTGTATAGAATTGGTCTAAATTAATTCTTTGGTCAGCAAGATAAATGTGCTCATTGAATTCAATTAATGATTCGGGAGCTCCAATTAATCTCATCATAAATTCAACAGACCTTCTTGTTCCTTTAGATTTGAAAAGGTATGCTGCATTTAAAATTAAATTTCTATAAAACGCATAATTTAATTCTGTAGGCGTTAGGGCTCTTGCATAACCAGGATAAGTTGGTGTGTTTGTATTTCCAAAAACAGAGCTTAAAAAGTCTTCATTTGTTATTGGTGAAAAATTTGAAGAATATCCTAACGTTCTTGCAAGGTTAACTAACAACTCAGATGGAATGTCATTTTCAGGATTATAATTAACCGAATTCATATAAGCCAATGCGTCAATGAATTGTTTTACTTGGTCAAAACTTCTACCGTATATTTGAAATATTTTTTCAACCTTTTGTCCTCTTGTATCAAATTCTTTTAATGAATCAGAAGTTAAAAATCTTGATATTAAATTTGTTTTAAACGAATCTAAATTCTTACCAATTTCCTCTAATTTACTTAAATAGTCATCAAACAAAAAGGACCTAATATCTAAATTCCAAGTGCCATCCAACGGCCAAGTAACTTGTTGATAGTCAGTATAAAATTGCCCATCTTCATTTTGTTGAGGTACTTGAAATATTGCAGTATATGGTGGTCTTATTAAACGATTTAATAAAAACTTTTCAACCTCATCAAAATTCTCAGCGAATATTTTATCTGTAATAAAATCATTTGGTCTTATTTGGTATTGTTCGTTGATTGTAGAGGCTGTAGTACCAAATGGTGCTCCTGATACATAAAATTGAATATATCCCGAATTTAACGTCTCTGATGGTGTAAATGATACAATATTATATATGTTATCGTTAATACTCACACAATAATCTAAATAAGTGTTATATAAATTTCTGTATGGTGACTGTGTAATCTCACTAGCTAATAAATTAGTTGATGCACTTATTGAGTAATCGATACCAAAAGGGTTGTTAATTCTACTAACGTCAACTTGAAAATATGTTTCATCTTCTGTTTCATTATATTGAATATTAGTTGCTGTAGGTCCTGTTGTAAAATCAAGGTTGGTATACATAATATCCAAAGAAGCTGGAAACTGATGAAGAATATGTGTAACCGAAACTTGGAATCTTTTACTTAAAGAACCATACATTGAAAAGTTAAGAACCTGAGATACGTCATAGTTTGGATAAACTCTAAATTGAGTTGCCATTATTCTACGACTTTCGGTTAAATCTTCAATATCTAACGAATCTAAACTAATAGGTTCAGAGAACGCTCCAACGTTAAAGGTTCTATTAACCTTTTCAACTACTGAAGTTGTAAACTCAAAATTACCTTGCGTAAGTCCGCCACCCTCAACTGTTTGTAATCCTACAATGTTGTCAGAAAAGGTTGCAGCTCCACTACCAGGTCTTGGAGGGTAAAAGTATTTCGTAGTCTTTTGCGTTATCGCCATTAGCTAGTTATGTTTGTAAAGTTTTTACTGAAATCAATATTATCGTTTCTATTTTGTCTAACCTCATATAACAACGCGTTAAATTGGTCTCTAATTTCATATAAGTTGTATTGTCTGTATATGTTATTTTGAGAGTCATAGATTGTGTAAATACCATCATCAATAGACTTGGTCTGATTACCGTAAAGAGCAATAGCAAGAGATGAGATATCGTATTCAACCATTTCTACCTCCAAACTAATAGGATTAAAGAAAGTGTTAGTGATAATAATATCTTGGTCAGGCTGTCCAATATATGGAGTTGCATTTGGTTTGTTAGTTGGTGATGATGAAGGTGATAGTGTTAGGAAAATAAGATTCGAATCTCCATCGACATATCTATATCTAATAGATTTTTGAGAAGTATTAACTTCATTACTTACAACTGGTTCGCAATAAAAACTTGAAGTAACTACTCTAAAGAAGTTAGGTATTTTTGAGCCGTCATTATTTAAGTATTCAATTCTAAATCCTACAAGTCCTTGAGGAACAAATTTATTTTGGTATTGAGTAGGTACGTTACTAATATCGATAACAAGACCTTTAACATTTGGTAATGCGCTTAAAACACCACAATCAGTAATAACGGTTCTTATTTGAGCTGGTCTTAAATATAATGTGTAGATACCTAATGCGTTAAATTGATTTGCAGGTAATGTTAAATTATATAACCCACCTAAAACTTCAACACCCGCGTTTCCTCCTGTTTCACTATTAGCAAAGTAAGGTTTAAGTATGGTAGGTGCATCCAATTTTGTAAGCACAAATTGGTCTGTCACATCCCTTGTTGGAGTGTAGTTCATGATTATCTCAACATCCTGTGGTGAAACATCTGATGGTCTTATTGTACCGTATGAGCCTATTGCCATGTTCTCTTATTTAATTTATAAATAGTTTAGTTCTTTTTTTCATTAGGTTCTTTTCTTATTATCGACATTAAAAAATCCATAACCATAATTAATCATGTCTCCTAAATTATCAACCTCCCCTAATCTTTGTACTCTTTCATATGCACTATTCTTTCCTCTCTCCACAAATACGTCCGTTTGTACTTGAGCTTGGTCAATAACTTTTAATAAAACCTCATCTTTAGTTATAGGAACAGAAGTTAAATTGTTACTAGTTAATCCTGATGATTGTTGGAAAAAAATAGTTGTCCCGTCACTATAGTCATAATAGTTTACGTTTGTTATAGTGTAAGCAGTATATACTGAATTAATATCTGATATCGCTCCCCATATTTGTCCGTTAGCAATGACAGGAACTCCAACTTGGAATTTTGGTGAACCATATTGAGCTAGTTCGTTAACTCTTGATTTTGTTAATCCAGATACCGTAAATGGTATTGTCACATAATTGTTAGACGTTTGTGCGGATACGACATTGACAGCATCTCCTGAAAATATGTAATCATATGACACAGGTGTTCCAATCCAATTTCCAGACGAAGGAGTAAAATACGCGGTTCCTTGTGGGTTATAAATTGTTGGATTTGTGAATGGAGTCTTAATTGTTTTTGATACTCTTGTTACACCCCATGGATTAGTTTGTTCCATAGTAATAGTGTATTCACTATTTGCCGAAGCGTAAGTATGTGTTATTGATGTTGGTGTATACCCTGTTATAATTTCTTTTGGTGTACCATCTCCCCAATCAACTTTGTATGCAGATAAATCTAAAAACTTTTGAAATTGGCTTGATGTATTATAAACATTATAAACATATGGGTTTGTAGTTGTTGATGAAAATATAAAATTTGCAACCACATCTTTTTGTAATACCGCTCCATCAAATGGGCTATAGTAACCAGCGTCTACCGCTGTTTGTCTTAATAGAATAGGTACCGTTAGGTTAGTTAATAATGAAGTACCATCAGGACCAGAACTAACAACCGCGGTCATTGCAGAATAAACTCCTACAGGAGTTCCACTATAGTTAACAACGAATAAGTCTCCTTTAATATTTTCTGGCGATACAGTTATTTTATATAAGTCTTGCATTATTGTGGCGGATTAACATATTCGAACCATTTTATGGGTATATTTGTTCCCACCCTTTGACCTTGAGTATTAAAGACTTGATATGTTTGAGTTGTATAGTCCAACTTAACCGTATAGTAGAAATACTGAGTACTATCGAAGGCGTATTTATTACCCGATAAATAAGCTTGTGGCCCATTTGTTTGGTCCAAAGGATTAGTCCCTTTACCTGTCATCATTTTAGTAAATTGACCTGTCTTAGCATTGTAAAACTTGGCACTCATATAAAATGTACTAACATCCAAAAAGTTTCTTTTCTTTAACCAATAAATAAAAAACCCTTCTTTATCTCCAACATAATCTAATACAAACTTTGGTTTCTTAATGTTAACCAATGTTCTTTGCATTTGAGTTTCCATTGTTAAACCTTGTTGGGTTGGTAAAATTATTGTCAAATAATTTGTTTGGGCTTTTTCATCAGGAGTGTCATAAAAGTCCAATTTGAAAAATGAATTACTAAAATTGTTTTCGTAATAGTAAACTTCTTGAGGTGTAAACCCTTCTCCTAAATAATTGATTCTCCAATTATTAATATCATTTAATGAACCTCCAGAATAAAAATAAAACTCATAATTAATTTCAGTATTATTTGTTGTTGCAGTTGCAGGCAAATGTTCAAATCTTGAAACTTCAAAATCTCTACCAATACCTATTACTTCAGTAATAACAGTTTGTTCATACTCTTCAATTGCCATATCTAAACCTAAATAATCCCATTGCAATTCAACAGGAATATTGATTTGTTTGTCGGTAATTCCGTCTTGTCTTATTACTACTTTATTCACAATTATCTATTAATGGTTTGAATGAAAAATCATATCCTGTTAGATTATCATTATAGTTTATACCTTCAGGTATTAATCTAAAGTTTATATCTGAGTAAGGGTATTGTGCAGTATTCAAATATGGATAATCAACACCTCTACCAAGATTATCTCTATATCCATAAGTATACAAATCTCTCCATCTAAACTGTTGGTCCGTCATAGAGTAAAATGACCATTCAGGTACTTGGTCTACAAAAGCGACTCCACCTGTTTCAATATAATCAGAGAATACCCTAATTGTCATCTTATTATGAGGTTGGTAATAATACCCTGGCGCGTTTGTTGTTGCAACTGTTGTTGTTTGAAACACAGTTTGATTAAACTTTAATTTATGATAGTATGGAGATACTACTCTTTCTATTTGTTCATAATCATTCCATTCACAGAAATCACCATCCATTATATCTCCTTTTTGTAAATCTAAGTTATAGTAGAATGTTTTGGTTTCTCCGTTTGTAAATGTGTATGCCGAGACTGGTATGTTTGTGTTTGATTTTTCATTGGTCAAATTCCACCACGGATTTGTTCTCTTTGATAAATTAAATTCCCATCCTTGTTTTAAACCAACTCCATTTTGTGGATTATTAAAATAACCTGAGTAACCTTTATTAACTATTGTTAAATAAATTTCAGTTATAGGTCTTTGTTGATTGTCTTTTAATCCAGCAAAATCCAAATCATATTTTGATGTCACATTATAAGTATTACTACTAGTTTTTTGAGAAATTCTAGTAATGTTGTTTGGAGTTATTGAACTATATTCTAATTTCTTTTCTTCATTAAAAACATTTTTTTCAAATCCAGCTTTAACCATTTCAAGGTCAGTTAGATTTGTTAAAACTTTGTTTTGTTTTACATAATATTTTGACTTAGTTTCTGTTAAGTTATCAGGATTAATAACTCTTTTAAATGTACCTGTTGTACCATTACTAAATGTTGTTCCCGTATATCCAATATTTAAAACATTAAAGACATAAACACCGCTATCAAATAAACCATTACCTATAGAGTATACTTGAAATATATTTGAGTTTCTATACGTTATAGATAATTCAACATATTCTCCTTCAGTTAATCCATGAGGTGCAATACAATTAAACGCGATAAGTCCATTACCATTTGATGTAGAATTTAATATTGAAAAAGGTATTCCATCTTTTGCCAACCAATTTACTGCATTTGTATTATTTGAATAATAAGTTAATTCTTTATTATAATTGTTTTCATATGAATATGTTAAATAGTACATCCAATTATAGGTATAAGCGCTTTTGGCTTTATATACAAAATGTTGGTCTGAAATATCTGGTCTAAAAAAATCAAATTCATAATATTGCGGATAACCTGGCCATTTACTAGTACCACCATTTTGAGCACTTGATTTTGAATTCTCAGGACTTGTATAATAAAGATTATATTGGAAAGGTAAGTACCCTGTAGTTCCTGTATAAGTATTGGCATATAGATACGAGACTTTAAACGTTGGTCTAAATATTGTGCATCCTTGTCGTTCATCATCATATACTTGAGCCAAACTAATTGTCGAACTCCTATCATATTCAGTGATTTGTTGACTTTGTTCTTCAAGTGTTAATGAAATTTCTTCATTAACCGATGGTGCTCCTTTATATCTTAAGTTACTTGGAACTATTGTATACTTACTCATCTATTGAATATTTTGTTTTAAATCTGTCTAATGCCGATTCCCCTTTAACCACTCCAAAATAAAATTGGAACGGAGCTCCGACTAAAAATTTACTTGAAGTTTGTGGTGTTGAAGTGTATCGTCCTCCTACTGTTGGATAACTTGTTACGTTTCCATCTACACTATATATGTATCCTCTTGCGGTTAAGTCATTTGCAACTGATGTTCCATTTAAATAATATTTTGTATTTGTGGCAGCCCTATCTAAAGATTGATAGTTATTTTGAATAATGTCAGCGGTATCTGTCGCCCAATTATTATTTTGATTTCCAAAAATAGTACTACTGCCAGACGCCATTTTCCATTGATAAAATGGTGTTAATTGTGATTTGACACCATAAGCAAATGGAAAATACCCATTATTATTAGTCCCTCTAAAATCAATTCTACCAGGAGTTAAATAATCTTTAGTTTGAAGGTCTTGAGTTGTTGATGAATACCAAACAGCCATAATTGGGTCACTACTTGTACCTAAGATGTTTGTCGCATTAATTGCTCCAGGTCTTATTTCATAATATTCAGGTGAAAAATTAACATTACCTATTTCAGAATTTATTGACATTAATTGTGCTAAATCACCGTCAATTCTTAGTTGGGGTCTTGAAAATAATTGGTTAATTGAGTTATTACCTAAAGGAATTATTTGAGCCAAAAAACTTTCATCTGTAATTCTAGAAATAACAAATAAATTAATTAAATCTGAAGTATCTCCATAACTAGTTGAGTCTATATTAGGTATTATATATCCTTTAGTTGCTGGGTCAAAAGTTATTTCAGAATAAAAATAATCTTTCATACCCAAGTTAATTATTGTTGTTGGATATAATAAATTTAATATATTAACACCTCCAGGGTTATTTGTTTTTTTACCTATAAATTTATTTGAAATATCATTCCAAGGACTACTTCTATAATAGAAATTATTACTATCCATATTAAAATATGCAACGTCGTTGGCAAATCTAGGATATTCGGGTTTATTTTTACTGTCGTAATATGTGTTAACTTGTAATGGAAATGCATATAACGAACCATTAATCCAATTATTCATAAATGATTGAGATAGAACTCCTCTACACAATCCATAGAAAAATCTAAACCTAAAACCCCATTCTCCAAAGTTTCCAAGGTCTTTCACTAAGTCCGTTAAAGGTCTTCTCATGAACATATAACAACCACCTTCAACCGCATCCGCAGTTGTACATTGTTGGTTTATAGTAAAGTTATCTCCAAATCCTTGATAACAATCTAATCCGACCATAGATTCGCAATTAAAACTTTCCAATACTTTAATTGAGTTTGCTAATCCTTCTAAATCAGGAGTAACTGTTTGAGCACCTGTTGAGAAAGCGGTTGAGGTAATATCATCAGACTCAGTATTAACCAAATAAACATAAAAATTATTATTTTGCTGTAATAAAGATGGATTATTTGTAAATGAAGAGCCATCTAATCCATCCGAAGATGGTAATCTATCAGTTCGTAAAACATTTAATGTGTCATTATTAATTAACATTGTAGGATTAGTACTAAAGAATGTTTTTGTTGTATAATAATAACCAAAGCTAGCTGTGTTAACCACAAAATTACTTATACCTGAATTACACGCCATTACTGCAGACCCAGATAAGTCTTCACTGTTATCGTATTTGGCACTAGATGCGTTGACATAATAAAAACCATTTGAAGATAACGAAAGTACTTTGTTACCATTAATTGTTGACTTAACAGGTAAAGGACTTGTTGTTGCGTCTAATGAACCATAATAGGCGGTATTTGTTGTTGTAAATCCCGTAAATGATTGTCCTGCTATTGGTGATGTTGTAGTACCAGGTTTAAAGAAATAAGATTGATAGTACATATTAGTTTGATTATACGGTTGTACAGTCATGCTAGATGTGTCTACTTTTTGTATAGGTATATTAACTCTTGTTGATGCGGTTATTGTCCAATTTGAATCAAACTCAGTTGTTCCAAATAAATTACCCAAACAATATTCATTAACATATTTTGGAGAATATGGGTCAACCCCTCTTTGTAAAACTACAATATATTGTTCGTTAGCCCCTTGGAAAAATTCATAAGCGTTTAAAGTATTACTTATACCAAAAATGTATCCCCCAATCCACGCCCTCCAGATATTTGAGATAGAAGGAGTATTTAAAACATTCCCAAAAGATTGGGTTGTACCTGTGTTCCATATTTTAGCCGCGTCTGAAACAGTTATTGCGGTAATGACTTGATAATATTCAAAATCCGCAGGGAATCTATAATTTGTTTCTGAAGAACCATACGGTAAATTATATCTTACAGGTGTTAAAATATTTGATGTTTGAGTTGTAGCATATGACACATCAATATATGTTGCTCCACTACCATTATAAGTTTGTCCACTAATTCCTGTAACCAATGTCGCCGTATCACCTGTTGTCAATCCAGTATAAAGATAATTAGTGTCAGTAGTCCCTGTTATGTTAACAAAAGTCAAAAGGTCTCCAGCTTGAAATTGTTCTTGACATAAAACTGTTATTGTATTGTCATAATGAAATTTACCTAAATTAGAATCTTTCGCGATTGTTACTTTAATTTTATTAATGTTTGAAAAATAACTATCTCTTTGATTAAAAATATTAATCCTTTCTCCAATAGGTAAACTATATGAATTAACAAATCTAGAAACTCCATCACTAGTGTTTAATGTTTGAGAAAGTGGTAATTTATATCTTCCTGGATTCATATTAGCGGATGATAACGATAAACCCGCGAATGACTCAGAATACATTGTTGCATATACTGACCCATCTTCAGTTAACCCTGAAAAATAAGTTGATACTAAACCATCATAATAAGAATCAGGTGATGATAAAAAACTTAAAACCCCTCCAGAAGCAGTATTATTAGCAATACCTGTTGTTTTTAAATCTTGAGTACACTCACAGGCCTGACAATCAGGATAAGTTATCATTGGTAATCTTATTGTATAATCTTTTCTATTACAATATTTTCTCCATTTCTTAAATGGGTACCAAGTTATCGCAATAATACTAAAACCAATACCCGAAAGCCAACATAAAAAATCAAGAACTAAGTTATACAAGAATAATAAAATATGTCCAAGTGTTAATAAAATTAATGCAATTGGTTGTATTACCGTAAAAATTATTGAAAATAGAAAAAATAAAAAATCAAAATTTTTAAATCCGTCATTAACTGGAAATTTATTTACACTATCTTCACAGTCTTGGTTATCAATTTCTTTAATACCAATAAATTTACCAGGAGATGGCCCAAGAAAACCTCCCCCTTTTTTAAATTGGTCAATTAATGACGATACAGTATAAACTCTATTATATTGAAATTCATAAAATGTATCTTCACAATCTATTACTTCATTAAGCCTATCTATTTTTTGTTGTCCACTAAATCCATTGGTATATCCGCTCCACGCAAGTCCAAAATAATAAGAACTTTGTTGTCTTTTACCATTTAAAGTTGTCGGAGTACCAAATGTTGTTGGGTCTGCAGTTGGCGTTGACCATCCGTATTCTTTAACATTTGGAACTAAATAATAAGGCCTTCTTGTTTGTAAAGTTAAATCGTTTGGTTGCGTCCACTTAACTTTAAAACGATATTTTGCCTTTGTTGGAATACCTATTGTTGGGTCATTAGACAAAACTTTTTCTCCAAATTCATTAGTTATAAAATAATCCAAATTCATTGGAAGTTCTATTAACCATGTTCCTGAACCATCAATAACATTACCTGATTGTTCTAAATCATATTGTTCTAAAACAGGATTACCTTCACTATCTTGTTGTATTGTTTGTCTTAACGCCAAGATTTGGCCAGGAGCTGTTGTTAACCCACATAAGTTACCCATATCATCCCTTGGTCTACCATTTGCGCGTAATCTGTAACTATCTGGTGTTGAGAACATTGAACCCATAAACACTGATGTTGGTTGAATATCAACATTAGCGTCATCCCTTAAGTCAAAATCTAATCTACTAACTGCAATTTGGCAAATTGTTGGGTCACCCCATAATGGAGAAATTTCGGCGTTTTTAGTTAAACTAATAATTTGAGGTAGTGAACTTAAATCAGTCGATGACCTAAATTTACTACCAGCAACTTGAGCTTCAGTTGCAAGACCCATTCTAATCAAATCCTGAGGTGTTAGAGAGAAGTCCCCTATGTCTGACAGGTCAACATCCATAACAATAGTTTGTTCTCCTAATGGAGCTCCCATTATCATGTAATCACCACTCTCGTTAGTTTTGGCTGTGAACTTATAATAAGTGTCATAAATTTCAACGGCAGTTAATCCTGTTAGAACATCCAATCTTGTTGGAAGGGTTCCTGTTGCCGCGTGCTTTGAATAAGATTTTTCGTAAGGCAATAGATTATATCTATAACCATCATCATTTTTATCTGTTGGTGATTTGTAAGGATATATACTTGAAATAAGTGGGTTAGATTCGTCTACAGTTTTTATTGGGACAAAAACAGATACTCTCGCATTAGGTATACCAAATCCATTGTTTGCAGTAACCCTACCTACTAATACACCATATTCCGAACAACTTCTTGTATAAATGTTGGACTGTTGTATTTTCAACGATAAAATTTCTAAAAACTCAAATTCTTGGTCTATTTGAACATTAATATTTTTATTAACACCAAGTTCGGTTTTAATACGATATGATTCAGCCATGTAATACCTTTAATTTATAAATAGTTTATGTGTTATTTTTAAAGTATAAACACACTCTTTTTAAATTATAAACTAAACGATTTGAGAATAAACCTATTAAGAGAAGGTAACCGATTGGAAGTTTTTAACCGAAATTCTGATGTCTTTATTTGGATAACGAATTTGATAAACTTGTGATGGTTGAGCAAAAATTGTATCATCAACAGGTACAATTTCTTTTGTTTCGGGATTTGAATATTGCATTGACGTTTCAGCCGAAGAGTATTGCCCCCCAACATTATTATAAACGTTAAGACCCGCAACAGTTAAAACACCATTTTGATTTTGAACAATACTTCTAATCTCAGATAGATAAACGTTTTGACCAAGTTGTCTTACTTGTGGATTAAAATATGTAGATATCTTATCAACAACATCAGAAATAATCTGTCCTGAATTTTGTGCAGAGTCTAATACAATTTGAACATCAACACTAAGGTCAATAACCTCAGCAGTTAATATTGAAATATAATCATTCATCATTCTATAATTAGAAAGATATGTTGCAACGTTCTGTCTTAATGTATCAGATACTATACTTGTTAATTTACCTGATGTATCGTAAGATAATAACTGAATTAAAATTTTGTTATTGTTTTCCGTAATTGAAACTTTGGCAGGAGCTCCAAACTCTGATGGCATATTTCTAATAATCGCCTCATAATCTTGTACTGTAACCGCTCTTTTTTGTGCGGCAAAGTTAAATGAAACGTAGTTTCTAATTTCTTCTAACGAAGGAATACCTGCTCCACCGATAGCCGCAGTCACGTTAGTACATCTTAATGAGTTAACTACTGAAGAGTTAGTTGACTCTGAAGGACCATTAACATAAAATGAAACGGTTCCTATTTGAGTAATAACATTTGTACCTAAGTTTGTTGCTAATCCACCACCGACTCTATATTGAATAAATAATGTTGAATTAGGGATTAATGCAGAACCTAATGAAAAGTTATTAGAATATCTTTGTAAGTCTAATGTTGTACCTAATGTTGTAAATTGATTTAATGCATCTTGAGCGGTGTTAGTTCCACCACCAAATGTCATCTTTTTAAATCCTTCAGAAGTGTACTCGCTAATAAATCTATTTTGAGTTTGGATATATTTTCCAACTTTAATACCTGGCTGGTCTGATACTTTTGTAGGGTCTTCAATAAACACTCTATCTTCGGCTAATGCGTCAACTTGATACCATTTATTAGAAGCTCCTAAGAATTCTGCAGCTGTTGGTAAGTTTGTATACTCTGTTCCACTTTTTAATAAAACACTAGTAATACCTAATACGTTCTTTTCAGGTAAGAATAATTCAAAAAATGGTCTAACATCATTTGGCCCAATAACTCTTTTGAATACTTTAGTAATACCATTAACAACAAGTTCTCTTTTTGTAATGGTATAGTTAATTAAAACGTTATTTGCGTTAAAGTTAGGTATCTTTAATCTATTCGGGAATCCTTGGGCGTTATATGGTGATGTAAAATCAATGTCATATATATTTTCAAAAACTATTCCCGCTCCTGTCACTTGAGAACCTCTTGTAAGTGTTCCTAAGTATCTTTCATCTTCTTTGTCTCCAAACGCAGGTACTGTAATTGAAAAATCAACTAAAGATACTGAAGGTCTTTGACCTGGCAATTTTAAACCATAGGTTCTTGCAATGTTATAAATTGAAGACCTTTGTTGTGCGTATTGAAGAACTGTTTCTTGAATACTTCTATCAATATGATAATGTAGGTTATCTGCGACCGCAGCATTCAAATCTAAGAATACTGAAAATACAGAAGCGTCATTAAAATCTTGAATTAATTCAGGATAATATGTTCTTACATAATTTAATAACTCAGTTCTTATTCCTTGATAGTCTCTGGTTGTATATGATATTTTACGATTTGCCATTTATATTAAATATTGATAATAACAAAATCACTCTGCGAATAAGTGTTTTTATCTGTTGAGTAGTCTATTTTAACTTTTGCCGTGTAATCCGAAGTTCCTTTTCCTGGAAATCTATATATTGGAGATTCAGTTGTTCCTAATGTGCTTTGACCTGTTGCAATATCAACTTCCTCTTGTGGGTCTGCAGGGGTGATTGTTATATTGTTTAACAATAGATTTGGCATAAAGTTTGCCACAGCATCTCTTATGTCAGATTCAATTGCGTCGAATGTAAGTCCATCAAACGGTTCAAATACAAATTCATATAATCTTGTTCCAAAAGTAGGTAAAAAATATCTTGAACCTTTTCTTGTTAACAAAAGATGAATTAAATCCGCTTTAATTTCTTGTGCTTCAAACTGAGTAAGTTGCAAATAATCTCCCCTACTAGAATCTCTAAAAGGGAAATTAAGACCATATGTTGTACCTTGAGCCATAACTATAAATATAATGTCCTGATTTTTCCTTATAAATAGATTAAAATAAATAATCCCGATGGTGGTCGGGATTATTTAATTACTTTAAGATGAACAACCGAAACATTCAATTTCGATTCCTTCAGGTTTTGGTGGTAAATTCATATCACTATAGTCTACTTTAGGAACCTCAACATTTGTTTTAGGTTTTTGTATTTTTGATACATCAACAGCCAAATGTTTAGCTCCTGTTGAAATCGCTTTAGTTCTAACATAATAACACAAAGTTTTCAAACCTTTCTCCCATGAGTGGAAGTGAGAAGATGTAATCTTTGACAGTGTTGGATTTGCCATATAGATATTCATTGATTGTGATTGGTCAATGAATGGTGCTCTATCAGCCGCCATGTCAATTAATTCTCTTTGAGAAATCTCCCAAATAGTTTTGTACTTTGGAATTAGATGTTCAATTCTTTTAACTTTCTTGTTATAGTTTTTGTCCTCAGGGTCAAGGTATTGGTTAAAGTTAATGTTTTGAATAGAACCCTCATTCATGATGATTTCGTTTTTCAAGTCTTCACACCATACCCCAATTTTCTCGAAGTCGTTAATTAAGTACTTGTTAACAATCATGATTTCACCACCAACAACTCTTCTGTTAAATAACGCAGAGTGAGCTGGTTCAGTCATTTCAAATGACCCTGTAATTTTAGCTGAAGATGCAACTGGCATCTGAGCTGTAAATAAAGAATTACACACTCCGTATTCTTTAACATTTTCTTTTAAAGTTGACCAGTCTAAAAACAAATCAGACTCATCTAATCCCCACATATCAAATTGGAAAATACCTTTTGACATTGGTGACCCTTTGAAGAATTTATACGGTTCTCTAATACCTTTCTTACATAAATCATTACTTTCGGTAATCGCTGCAAAGTAGATAGCTTCGAATATATTTTTATTTAAAGTCTTAGCTTCTTCTGATGTGAAGATATAATCCATTAGATAGAATACGTCAGCTAATCCTTGAGTTCCAATCGCGATAGCTCTTTGTTCAAGACCTCCTTTTAAACCTTTTTCAGTTGAGTAGTTGTTCTTGTCAATTACGTTGTTCAATGCTTTCACCGCTCTTCTAACTTCTTCAATCAATAACTTATAGTCAAATTTACCATCAACAATAAAGTTCTTCAATACAATAGAAGATAACGTACAGATTGCAGTTGTCTCTTCATCAGTATATTGGTAAATCTCGTTACATAAATTTGATTGTTTAATCACACCTATGTTTTGGTGGTTAGTTTTCTTATTCGCACTATCTTTAGCACATAAGTAAGGAACTCCTGTCTCAACTTGAGACTCGATAATTTTAGACCAAATGTCTTGGGCCTTAACTTTTCTACCGATACCTAAATTAACAGCCTTTTGATAGTTTTCTTCGTATTCATCACCATAACATTCTTGTAATGGTTTGATACCCGATTTAATAATTTCATTAGGACAGAATAAGTACCAATCTTCATTGTTCTTAACCGCTCTCATGAAATTATCGGGAATCCATAACGCGGTGAATAAATCTCTCGCTCTTAATTCCTCAGCACCTGTGTTCTTTTTAATTTCTAACAAGTCCATGATATCTCTGTGCCATGGTTCTAAATAGATAGCTGCACTACCAGGTCTTCTTCCTTGTTGGTTAAAAAATCTTAATGACTCGTTAACTATTTTTAAGTACTTCAACAATCCACCCGCAAATCCTCCTGATGATTTAATTCTACTTTCTTTACTACGAATGTTAGACATTGATAGTCCAATTCCCGCAGCATCTGAAGAATAAGTTGAGATGTCATTCAAGGTTTTCAACAATCCTTCTCTCGAGTCAGAGTTGTTGTAATGTAACACACAAGACGCTAATTGAGGTACTCTTGTACCTGCATTAATCATGATAGGTGTTGCCTTTGATATACGTTGGTTTGATAATGAGTTGTAGTATTCTACAGCCTCTTCATACGTGTTAGTCACCCATAGAGCAACTCTCATGTACATGTGTTGAGGTCTTTCAACAACTTTACCTTCAGGTGTCTTTAACAAGTACATTTCTTGTAATGACCTCCACGCGAAATAATCAAAGTTATAATCATTTTCATGATTAATTACCTCATCAATTTTACTTGGGCCGTATTTTTCAATAATTGACATTAGTTCGTCATGTACAATACCATCAACGTGTAACGTATGCATTGTATTTGAGAAACTTGGGTCAGTTTCTTTATGATAAGAAGAAATTGCAACTGAAGATGCAAGTCTTGAATAATCGTGGTGACTACCTGTATAAGCGGCAGCGATTTCATATACAAGCTTATCTAATTCTTTAGTTGTAATAATACCTTCCGTTGGAACAGACGTAATAACTTTAATAAAGATTTCATCTGAATTTACATTCAAACCTTTAGCAGCTCTTTTAATTCTGTTATATATTTTTTGTGGATTAAAAGACGCGTCTTCCCCGTCTCTTTTTTTAATTTTTAGTGACATCATAGATTTAAAAATAATAAATTAGAAATCAGAATCAAATGATAATGTTTCGTTTAGTTTTGCTTTTTGGTATTCCATCGTTCTTGATTCAAAGAAGTTTCCCTTTGTTTCAACTGCGATTTGTTCCATAAACTTAAATGGTTGTTCAACGTTAAATTCTTTTTTACAACCAAATTTAACTAATAACCCATC